CACGGCGTTTCTTGTCTGCTTGCAATAAACACGGCATCACCCATCTACAAGCCAATGACATACACGGATGGAACGAGGATGCCCAACTGTCTGCCTTGCTCAAACCCCGGTTACAAGAGTTGGGATACAGGTATGCACCTGACCACATTGCCAAATACTTTTCTTTGGAGTACACGGGGCCAGGATTTCACGAAGAAGGTTTTGCGTTTGATAGGCTGCTGGGTTGTCACGCCCAGAGCAGGAAGCTCATGGATGATGACCACATCATTGTTCCTGCTGACCCAACAAAAGCATACGGAGAAGTAGAGTTTTTGGACTACTTGCAGTCCACAGGCTACACAGTAGAGTTCAGATATGAAGTCCCTGTCCAAGTTTGAACTCAAGCGCCAGATAAAACGCTTCCACGCAGACAAGGATAGGGGTATCTCTATCAACTTGTTCTGCGAATTAGCGGGTATGTCTATGGCTCACTTTCTGGATGTGTTCGTCAGAGACAAGGAACCGCTCAGTGAAGTAGTGCAAATCAGGGTTAGTAAGGCCTATCAGCAGTGGAAAAGCGGAAATGTACGGGTCATGCAGAACAAAGACAGGACAAGATACGTGGAATACAGGAAGGAAAGCAAGCCACCAATGATGGCAAGCATGGGTTTACAGGTCACATCAGGGGGCATAAAACTAAAAGTCGGCATGGTTAACCGCCATGACTATTCAGAAATCACACTTGACGAAGCACTAAGAGGGTAACTATGAGCGTTCTAAAAGACTATCACTGCAAAAATCACGGCATATTTGAGGCTTGGGAGCCTGTATGCCCCATGAAGAACTGCAAAGGCGAACTGTCCGTTGTTTTTTTGAAGCCTGTGGGCACAAGGTCTGCCAAGACCAAGCACACAGACAACACAGTCAAGCAATTGGCTATTGAGTACGGTATGACGGATGTAAAAACCACCAGAGAGGGCGAACACCAGACTGGTTACCTCAAACGCAACAACAAGCTGTCAGACAAAGAGTTTGCACACGCTACAGACGCTATGAACGCCCAAAAGAAAGAAGCTAGGCCTGGAGATGCGGCAATTTGGGGCGGCGGTGGTAGTATTAGCATGAAATCCGTTATGGGTGGACAATTCAAGCCAGTGAAAGACGAGTCTGTTGGCATAATGCCCAGAGATGCCTCTCCTACAGGTTCATTGTCCGGCCCTACGGCGGGTGTTGGCACTATGCGTGACCCAGATAACTTACAGGTGAAGACAACATGAGGATACCTACCAACCCCGTAGATAGAGAATTGTTCTATCTTGACCTGATTTCCAAGTGTCAAGTCTCTCAAGAGGAGAGAAAAGTAGACTATAGCTCCCTGCGGAGCTTCTATTTGTTTGGTAGTGGCCCAGATGAAGCCCCGGCTCTGTACAACAAAATCTTTCCGCACATTGACCAACTCACCAGTTTTCTGTATTCAGCAGAAACAACCCGCTTTTCCATTGATGTTGGTGCTGCTGTTGACCCCAGAGAACAGGTAAAAGTCCCGGCTTTGACCCGTGCACTCAACGATGAGTGGATAAATAGCAACGCTGACCAAGTGTTTTCCATCGCTACAACGTGGTCATTGTGCTACAACACCACGTTTATCAAGATAATTATTAACAACGGCATCCATCCGTACATGGTGGAGCCAGCTTGCATGGGTGTATTGCGGGAAGATACGCCCTATTCAGACAGGCAAGAGGCAATTACCCAGACCTATTACATCACCAAGTCGGAGTTGTATGACCGTCTGTACAGCCATCCCAAAAGGGAAGAGATTGTCAAGCGCATCACGGCTACCCAGCATGAGCGCACACACATTGCAAACGGTGTTGAGCGCATCATGTTGTCTCAGTCAAACCCAACAATGTACGGTAATGTTAATTTAGACCTTGCCGGACAGAACCGTTATAAAGCCACAGTTGCTGAAGACACCATAGAGATGACTGAGCTATGGGTGTGGAACGATGAAATCAAAGACTACCAAGTTGTAACCAAAGCAGACCCAGACGTAATTATCTATGACCGCCCTGGTGAGCAGGTGTTCCTCAAAGGCGAGTTGCCATTTGTGCAGGTCTGCCCCAACCCTCTGTATGACTACTACTGGGGTGGCTCGGAGGTTCAACGTTTGATTTTCCTCCAGCAGCTACGCAACAAGCGTATGCAGGAAATTTTGGACTTGCTATCTAAACAGGTCAACCCGCCTACTGCGCTAATTGGCTTCACTGGAATCTTGGACGAGAAGAACTTTGCGCTCAATCGTGCTGGTGGATTGCTGGCAACTGACATGCCTAATGCCAAGGTCGAGAAGTTAGCGCCAACTATTCCACCTGACTTGTTTAGGGAAATTGGTGAGATTGACTTGATGTTTGAAGAGGCATCTGGCATTGTGTCTGTGTTGCAAGGCCGGGGTGAAGCAGGTGTGCGTTCATCTGGTCACGCATCTCAGCTTGCTCGTCTAGGCTCTAGCCGTGCCAAGAAACGTGCCCTCATTATTGAGGACAGCTTGGAGAAGTTGGCAACCCTATATCTGAAGTGTATGCAAGTCTATGATGCAACCCACTTCACAGATATGGAAAACAAGAAGTTCATTGCTGAACAGTTTACCCAAGACTTTGTTGTAAAGGTGGACGCCCATTCCAACTCACCCATCTTCATGGAAGACATGAGAGAGCTTGCTTTTAACCTCTACAAAGCCCAGGTGATTGACAAAGAATCTCTGCTTGACTTGTTGGAACCACCAATGAAACAATTACTCAAAGACAGATTGAAGAAGATGGAGGCTACGCAACAAGCACAAGCTGCTGCCGCCCCTCTTCCCAATGCAGAGGGTTAACCAAACTGAAAGAAGGTAGGACAATGGCAACACAAGCAATCGTGCCTCCTAGGGCTGACCAGCCTCGGACAAGCACTGAGCAACTGAAACGTGGGGAAATGCCCTCCAGCTTGACATATCGTCAAACTGGGGTTAAAAACAACACCGGGCGTAGTCAACGTGACTATTCTCGGCAAGGTTAACCAGGAGGCATCATGTACGGTACAAAACGTGGTCGTAAGACCCGGCGTTAAATTTTCCGCAAGGAAATAGGGTATGGCTGCTTCCCCTATGAAGCAAGTGGCCGCCTGAACCAAGGAGCGCATCATGCGTAAAGGTCGTAAGGGTCGTAAAGCCTGTAAGTAATCCGCAAGGATTTGTCTTTGGGAAGCAGACACAAAATGCTTCCCACCTATTGACAAGCAGTTTGTAAGTGGTTACAAACGGCGCACAAGGAGTTTTTATGAGCGTACCTTCAGATAAATTGATGGAATTGATGCGAGGCAGTCGGTCTGCCGCCGCACCTGCCCCTGTCCCTGAACCTGAAAACAACCCCTCAGAAGCATTCTCTAGTGATGACACTTCTCCAATGGCATCGCCCATGTCTACGCCTGAACCAAAGATGGGTTCAAAAGAGGCGGCAATGATTAACATTGGCATGGCAATGGATTTGCTAGAGCAGTCTCTCCCCGCCCTTGGCTCTGATTCTGATGAAGGCCAGAAAGCTCTGGCAGCAATCCGTACCCTCACAGGTTTGATGGGGCCACGCAAAAACAACACCAACGAACTCCAGCAATCTGAAATTTTGCAGATGCTTCAAACATTACCCCAGGCAGGTGGCGCAACGCCTGAAGGTAGAGCAATGCAAGCAGCGCCGATTCCCGGTATGCCGCCAGCAGGTGGCGCACCAATCCCACCCCCAATGTAAGGAAACAACATGGAATTGTTCAAACCCCGTGGCGCAGCCGCACCCCGCCGTCCTACTGACAACAATCAGCAAAACGGTACTATCACCAACACCCCCCGTTTCTCACAACTTGGTGGCTTGAGCAACCCAGCTAAAGTCGGTAAGACTGGCATGGCTGTGCAGAAACCTGCTGACGGTAAAAAAGTCATCTAATCGTATAAAGAGGGTAAACCATGTCACTTGAAAACATTTCATCAGATGCTCGGGATGAGTTAGCGGCCTTGGCCCAACAACTCGCTGAGAATCCCGCCACTCGCAAAGACTTTCTGCGTATGACCAAAAAGGTCAAACCAGACTTGCCCATTCCCGAGCTTGACATTGAAGACTACACGCACCGGGCGGTTAACCGTTCTGAAGAGCGTGTGCAACAGTTGGAAGCCAAGTTGCGTGAGCGGGATGCGATGGAAGAGTTAACCAAGCGCCGTCAGTCCTTGATGAAAAAAGGATTGATTGCTTCTGAATCTGAAGTGGGCGATGTGGAGAAAATTATGCTGGAGCAAGGTATCACCAACCATGAAACAGCAGCACAGTATCATACGTGGATGAAGCAAGCGGCAGTTCCGACTTCTTCTGGTTACAACCCCCAAGTCATTCAACAGTTTGACTTGAAGGGATACTGGAAGAATCCGACAACTGCTGCCCGTTCTGAAGCAATGAAAGCACTCAATGACCTGCGGAAACCGCAACGTCCCATTGGGTTGTAAAGAGGGTATTTTTTTCTAAGGAGGCCTTATGGCTATTGGCGGCGGCATCCTACCAGCAACAGGGTCAAATCAGTTCAATGAATTGACCTACGTTACTCGTAGAGCCTTTATCCCCAAGCTGGTTGTCCAGCTTTACAACTCGACACCCCTGATGGCGGCTCTGATTGCCAACAGTCAGCAAGCCTCCGGCGGTGTGTCTTCCGTAACCGTGCCCGTTCAAGGCGCTCAATTTGTGAATGCTCAGTGGTCTGACTACTCTGGCTCCTTTGCCCAGCCGTCAGTTCAGCAGGGTGCTTACAACGCTGAGTTTGACCTGAAGCTGATGATTTCTCCCGTGCCGTTCCTCGGTATGGAAGGCGCTGTTCAGCAAGACGCAGCTATTATTCCGTTGATTGAAGCTCGTATGAACGATGCAACCAACGTGATGATGGATGCAATGGCAACAGCCTTGTACAACAACACTACCAACACTCAGCAGTTTATCGGTCTTCCTGCTGCCGTTAGCGCCACTGGCACTTATGGCAACATCAGCCGCTCTGCTTATACGTGGTGGCAGTCCAAAGCCTACGCTGCTGGTTCAGTGAACCCAACTCGTCAAAACATTCTGCAATACATTTCCGGCACTGTGAAAAACGGCGCTGAAATGCCTAGCTTTGGTGTTTGCGGTTTTGGCACCTGGACTTTGCTGGCTCAAGACTATGTTGGTCAAGAACAGTATGTCATTACCCCAGGCTCCGGCTTTGATGGCGACAACAACGGCCCCCAGGCAGCATTCCGTGCCCTGATGGTTGCTGGCGTTCCCATTTATCCTGACCCCTACTGCCCAGAAGGTACGGTTTACTTCCTGAACACTAATTACCTGTCGCTCTACATCCATGAGCAAGGTTCGTTTGTGTTTACTGGATTTGAATCCACCCTCCCGAACTGGCAGATTGGTTACGTTGGTGCGGTTTTGATGATTGCCGAATTGGTAAGCGTCAAACCCAAGTCGATGACCGTGGTGTCTGGTTATAACTACCTCTCACTGTAAGGAGTCATCATGTCTCTATCAACTAACAAAATCATCCTGGCTGGTGCAACCACCAACTCTGCTGGTGCATATTTCAGCAATGCCACTGTTACAGCAACCAATGCTGGCGCAGTGATTCCTGCTGGTGTGTACGTGATGTTTCCAGCAGCTAACGTAGTTGTTCAAGCAAACAACGGTTCTACCATCTCAACAGTTCTCGCCAACAACACTGGTGGCGTGATTCTGTCTGATGGTGTAAACGTGTTTGCCACTTCCACAATTGCTGGTAACGGCACTGTTGTTCTGTTGGCTACCAATGGTGGTATCAACGTCAGCAGCACCTACGCAGCATAAGGGGACGGCATGAACGCAAACCATGTAGGCTCACTTTATCCTGCCAGCTTTGGCAATTTTCTCATTGGCGCTACCCCCAATCCTATCGGGCTGGGCAACACGGGTAATGCTGTTGCGACAATTCCAACCGTTGGTACAAGCTACATTGTTCGCCGTATCACCGTGTCGGGAGCTAATGGAACAGTAGCCGCCGCAAATGTGACCATCATCAATAGCTCTGATGGTGCAGTTGCAAATGCGGTGTCTAACGCTGTTGTATTGGCAAACGTCACAGGCACAACCAAGTATCAGGATTTGAATTTGACGGCTAACACCGCTACTACCATCTACACTGGTTCTTTGTTTGTTTGTGTGAACACGGGGGCCGCAGCTAACAACTCGGTTCTGGTTGAGGTATACGGCGACATTGTGACGCTATGAGTGTTGTCTACGTAACCAATCGCTCTCCTGACAGGCTTGCAGTAATGTATGCCTACCAAGAGTTAGAGTTCCCAGTCGGGAAATGTGTTGAGATACCTTTAGAGGCAGCTCAATATATTTTTGGTTACGGTAAAGATGACAAGGAGTCGTGTCTGGCCCATCTGGGCTGGATACGCCTTCACTCCGAATTGGAACAAGGAATGGAGAAGCTGTCTAAATTCCATATTCAGACAGAAGCTCCCGAACAGAACCGCTCGTTACCCTCGGCGGTTGGCGTAGTACCTCTGCGGCTTGAGAAAGCCGCCGGGGGAAAGGTCACCCAAAGGGCAGCTTAAAATGGAAGCCAAATGGCAACTCTCACTTCCTACATCTCGGAAGTCCGGCGGCTCTTGCATGATGCCAATGGTGTCTTCTGGTCAGACGCTGAACTAACGGACGACATTAACAGCGCCCGTGAGAGAGTAGCGAGAGATACTGGCTGTTTACGCACACTTCAAATTTCTAGCACCCCCATTTCTAACACGGGCGTAGCTGCAACTGTTTGGACTGCTGGAGCAATTGTCACTACCAACTCATTTGTTTTTAGTGGCGTTTTTATTTACAAAGTTATTACTGGTGGCACATTAGGCTCTACGGCTCCTCCTTACCCATCTGCTTCTTACACATTTCCGCCAAGTACGTCTTTCACTGACGGCACGGCAACCCTGCAATATTCCAGCCCTGCTGAGATTATTCCGTATGGCATTTTGTCTACAGGAACAACGCTAGACATTCTGAACATCACGTTGTATTGGGGCAACAGTCGCCTTCCTTTGCGATACTTGCCTTGGTCAAACTTCAATGCCCAGTTGCGGTATTGGCAAAACTATGTTGGCAGACCCGTGTGTTTTTCAGTCTATGGACAATCTCAGATATACATCGGGCCTGTGCCTGACCAAGCGTATGTCATAGAAATTGATAGCACCATTCTGCCAACCCCTCTAGTCACGACAAGCCCGTCTGCAACAGACCCTATTAATGACCCCTACACATCGCCTGTAGCTTTCTATGCGGCCTACAAAGCCAAGTACAAAGAGCAGAGCTATGGTGAAGCGGAAATTTACAAGCAAGAATATCTGAAGCATGTGAATGCCGTGCTTAACAGCACCTTCACACGGCGTATTCCAGACCCTTACTCAACTCCGTACTAATCATGGCAGCAGCAGAGCAAAAAAAGTCCTATGCTGTCATCAAGAACTTCAAAGGCCTAAACACAAAGGCCAACCGAACGGCGATTGATGAAGAAGAGTTCTCCTGGATAGAGAATGCCCAGCCTATCGGGTTTGGCAACATCAAGATTGTCCAAGCTCAGTCTGCTGTCAATACCTCTGGCAATGCGGCAGTTGTTTTTGCCAATAGCACTACGGCCCTAGAGTCAGTAAACATCAATGTCAGTGACTATCTCTTGTCTTTTGAGGATAACGGACGGGCTGAATACTTCAACCTGACCAACTCTACCAAAGGCAACGTGGCTGTGACAGGCACTTTCTCTAGTGCCAACGTGTCTACCGCCCAGTTTAAAAACGAGCGTGTCATCATTGGTGACCCCAACAAGGGTTTGTTTAACTGGGATGAGACAAACCTAGTCTCTATGGGGTCTGTAGGCTCTATAGGCATCACAAACCCAGGTTCAGGGTACTTGGCTGCACCCTCAGTGGTTATCGGCGCTCCTAACAACACTGGTGGTGTTCAGGCTACAGCAGAAGCAACCATTAGTTCTGGCGCTGGTGGGCTTACCAGCATTGACGTAACTTCTGGGGGTACTGGATACGCAACTTTCCCAGGCGTGACGATTACACCCCCAGACGTACAAGGTGGAACACCAGCTCAAGCGGTGGTATCTGCCATTTCTAATAGTGCAGTTGTTGCCGTTACCATAACTGAACCCGGCTCTGGATACTTGAATGTGCCCACGGTTGGCTTTTCTTCTGGCGCAGCCACTGCTACAGCGGTGTTAACCAAGGGTACGGTAAATTCCATCACCCTGACAAACGCTGGTACAGGCTATACCTCCCCGCCTACCATCACATTGACAGGTGGTGGCGGAGCAAATGCAGCCGCTATCTGCCAGCTTGTCACGTTTAAAACTGGCACGTTGTCTGTGCTGGTGACCAACGGTGGTTCTGGCTACGGGGCCAGCGGTTCTTTCTTTGTCACGGTCACAGGCACTACTGGCACAGGTGCAAATGCCTCTGCTATTGTCAGCGGTGGCGCAGTCACGCAAGTGATTATGAACAACCCTGGTAGTGGCTACACGGCTGCTGGCACGGTTACTTTTGGTGGCTCTGGTTCTAATGCTGCTGGCACGGTCATCCTCAACAGTGATGAGATTGCCTCTGTAGCCACTTTCTCAGGCCGTACTTGGGTGGCGGCGGGGCGTACCATCTACTATTCTGCTGCTGGAAGCTACAGCGACTTCACTTCAGTGTCTGCCGGAAACTTCCCGATAACAGACTCAACTCTGCATGGCAACATCAAATCCTTGTTGTCGGCAAACAACTTCCTCTACATTTTTGGTGAAGACAGCATCAACGTCTTCTCTGACTTGCGTGTCTCCGGCACAGGTACAACCCTGTTTACAAACACCAACGTCAGTGCCAGCGTAGGCAGTAACTTGCGGTATGCGGTATTCCCATACTTTCGCAGTGTGCTGTTTATGAACAACTACGGGATATACGCCCTGGTTGGTTCTACTACCAGCAAGTTGTCTGACCAGCTAGACGGCATTTTCCCGTTCATAGACTTTACTTTTCCCGTGACTGGCGGTCAGGTGTTGCTTAACAACATCTTGTGCGCTGCCTTTAACTTCTACTTGAAATCTACCTACCCGTATGCAACAGGTGGGCGTTTCATCCAGTGTGTGTTCTTTGAAAAGAAGTGGTTTGTCACCAGCCAGGGTGAGCTTACATACGTGACCTCTGCTCCTGTTGGTGGCCTAATTAGCCTGTACGGAGTTGCAGACAAGTCTCTATTCAGGCTGTACGCCAGTGCAACAGCCAATGTATCCAGCGAGATACAGACGGCCTTGTCTCCCATGAAAGACCCCATTCGTACCAAGCAAGCTCTAAAGTTTGGTATAGAGGCAACGCTTACCTCGGGTGGCACATTTAACGTAACTGTAGACAGCGAGAGTGGCTCTAGTCCTACCTACGTGCTGAACAACTCTGTGACTTGGTACAACAATTCGAATGTAATTATTACTTGGGTAAATAATTCCAGTGCGACTATTGTCTGGTTGACAAGTAACGGTTATGCTCTTTATAAATCAGATGCCCAGCAATACGGTAAGTATTTGGGTCTGACAATGACTTCTACAGACCCCGGGTTTGTAGTCAACACGTTTGAATTTGAACATGAACTACGAGTGAGGTTCTAACATGCCCGTACCTAATACATTTGGCACTGCAACTTCTGCCATACCTTTGTCCCAACTGGACGCAAACTTTGCCACGCCAATTACTATCGGTAACACGGCAGTGCAGTTAGGCAATACTGTCACTACGCTCAACAACATGACGTTAGCTAACGTCACTATTAGTAGCGGCACTATCACTATCACAAACGTAGCTGTGACTACAGCTAACGTGAGTGGCACTGCAAACATCTCTACGCTGGTAGTTGTAGGTAACGCAACTGTGGGTGGCAACACATCAGTCACTGGAACGCTGAGTGCTACGGGCATAATTACCGGCAACAATTCAATTAAGTCCACAACCGCCTCCGCAGGGCAACCTGAGTTTGTGCTTACTCAAACAAGCGTAGCTTCATGGTCTATCTATAACCCTCCATCATCTACTGACCTCCGTTTTTATAATGGGGCAGATAGATTAGTCCTTTCCGCCACTGGCCTTGCAGTCACTGGAACGCTGAGTGCTACGGGGGCTATACAAACAGGGTCGGGCAATAGTACCGCCGCTGGCCTTATTGCTGGATATTTTGGTGCTTCTGGATACGGTGCAATTTGGAGTACGGGCGTAACTCCATCAACATCTAATTTTTCTTTTCTTACAAATGCAACAAGTACCGTGCTTAATGGCACTACGGGAGTTGCTTTTCAAGTAGGCAATGTCGATAAAATGTCATTAGGCGCAAGCTTATTGACGGTTACGCCCGGAGCAACCATTCAAGGACTCACTGTAGGTCTTGGCGCAGGTGCTGTAGCCACCAACACTGCGGTGGGTAAAAATGCTTTGGCGGGAAATGTGGGCGGGCTGGAGCAAGTTGCCGTAGGACAAGATGCTCTATTTACAAATCAGTCAGGTAGCTATAACACGGCAGTTGGTCTTGGAGCCTTGAAGCTTAATCTTTCTGGTAGTAATAATACGGCCCTTGGTTATCTTGCTTTATTGCAAAGCACAGCCTCAGACAACACTGCTGTAGGTTATCAGGCGGGATACACCAATATAAACGGCAACGGAAATGTATTTGTTGGCTATCAAGCTGGGTTTTTATCAAACTACCCAACCAACGGAGCAATACAAAATTGTTTTGTTGGTTATTCGGCTGGCTCTGCAATAACCACGGGGTACAAAAATACCATTATTGGTACATTCCCCGGCAACTTATCTAGTCTGGACATTCGCGCAAAAAACAACAACATCGTAATGTCTGATGGAGATGGATATCCACTCTTTGGTCGCCTTTACGGACAATGGACGCAATCAGTGAGCACAGCTTTTGTGGCATTGACCCCCGTCAGCGGTGTTGGTATGTTTGTATTTATTAACGGGTACAACGCCTCAACCGGGGCACAGGGCAACTGGATAATTTCAGCAAATGGAACATCTGGCGTTACTGTTGTCAACGCCAATAACTCAACAGGATTAACTGTTAGTTTTGATTATGCCGGGAGTCAACTGAGAATGTCAACAGCATCCGGGCAACTTGGCATTGCTGTTTTCTACACACTGTAAGGAATAAAAATGACAGCCTTTTCATGGAATATAAAACACCTCAAAGAAGATGACCGGGGGTATGCCTCAACTCTGTACTGTGAGTTAAAAGGCGTATCAGACCAAGGTGTCACAAAAACTTCGTCCACTGTGTTTTCTTTTGGCGGGGATGATTACAAGCCGAAATCTGAATGGACGCAGGAGCAAATTGACCAATGGGCTGAAACCACCCGTGTTCGTTTGGAAGAAAACCTCAACGACAAATTTAATCGAGGAACCACACCATGACCACTTTTACTACCACCATCACCGCTATGTGGACTATGCAACAGCCAGACCCCGACTATGTGGTCAATGTGCTGTGGGAAGTCACTGGCGTGGACGGGGAATACACCGCCAAGATCGGTGGCAACACCACCTTTAACAGCAATCAATCTCCTTCTTTTATTCCTTACGATGAATTGACAGAAGCAACAGTGATTGGCTGGATTCCAGAAAATGCGATGGCAAGCGCACAAGCATGCGTGCAAGGGCAAATCAATAGCATGATTAACCCTCCTGTAAGCCCTGAAAACACACCTCTTCCCTGGAGTGCATGATGAGCGTTAATTCACCTTTCACACCGACAGGAAACACTGTCACATTCACAGGCGTTATTACTACGCCTCCTACGCCTGTGCAAGTTAACAGCTACTCTCTAGGCTCTAATCAGTACCGCATCCTTAATGCTGGTACTGTTACTGTCTTTCTGGGTATAGGTAACACTGCTGCTGGAGCTACTGCGAATGCAACTATAGTTACTGGCAATGCCGCCGCTATACCGTTGCTTGCGGGTACAGATGAAATATTGTCGTTTGCCCCTAACGCATATTTCACGGGTATCACAGGCTCTAGCTCTGCCATTGTCTACATTACCCCTGGTAGCGGTTCGTAATGTTAAAAACAGTTAGTTCAATTACCAATGCCATAGGCGCTCTTAATTACAAGGGCACATGGAATGCGTCTACAAATACACCTACGTTGGTGTCTAGTGTTGGTACGCAGGGTGATTACTATGTCGTTTCTGTAGCTGGTTCTACAAACCTTGACGGAACTACCTTGTGGGGTGTCGGGGATATGGCTATCTTCAACGGTAGCATCTGGCAAAAGGCAGATGGTGGAGACACCAGCCTAGTTACAGGCCTGACAGTCACTAGCCTGACAGGTTACATGTATGCCAACAACACCACACCTGTTACCGCATCTACAACCATTCCTGTTGCTAACATAACAGGCGCTGTGCCTAACACAGTCAACATCATTGCTGGCACAGGCATGTCTGGTGGTGGTGCGCTTACAGGTAACGTCACCCTCAACCTAGCCAACACCGCTGTAACTGCTGCCATTTACGGTAATGCCTCTGCTGTCTCGCAGATAACTGTAGACTCACAAGGGCGTATAACCAGTGCTGGTAATGTCACTATTGCTATTGCCAACTCTGCTGTGTCAGGGCTGGGCACTATGTCTACGCAGAATGCCAACAACGTAGCCATTACTGGTGGCAATGTCACCGCAAATGTGTCGCTGACAAACACCACTAATGTTGGTGTTACGTTTGCAACCTCTAGCTTACCGCTTGTACCTGCCGGGTATATCAAAGTCAATTTGAATGGAACGGTGGTGCTTGTGCCGTACTATGCCCAGTGAACATGGAGACACTATCCTATGTGAAGTACGGGGACAAGGATGGCCTCGGAGAGTTCTTGTTTGAGAACGGTGTGCAGCACCAGCTCTTCTACGAGATTCTTGCTGACCAGGGAATACTCATCCAGAAGTATCCCATCACAGATGCCGACCCCGAAAACCTAGATGACTGGTTGTTCGTGCATAACCAAGAACATCAGCAGTTAGCTGTTATCTTAAACCTGGATAACCCGTTTCAGTTGCTAGACAGTGACTGGAATGTAGAAGATGATTTTTACGACTGGGTTGGCGTGCATCAATCTATTCATCAACAGATAGCATCGTCTTTGGGAGTGTGACATGGCAGTAGACTTACAAAATGCAAAAGGTTTTATTGCTAATAAATTTGGCACAACAGTAGAACAGCTAGATTCTTTATCTGTAATTCCAGGGTTTGACTCACAATTACAAAGAGGAATAAACCTTTTTGCTATAGGAATGAATGAAGGTGGAAACAGGGTTATTGCTGGTTTAGAAATTATGTCTAACGCAATTACAGGAGCATCAGCCGACCCTGTTGCTTTTGTAAAGTCAGCTATGCGTGATTCTGTTTATAACGGAAACATAGATTTACTTAAAAAACAAAGTGTTTATTTACAGCAAAACAACATACCTGTAGAAGATATTAAATCTTTGTATACAAGTTATGCAACGCAAAAAGCCAATGATGATGCGGCTTATGCCGCTGCACAGCAGGGTGGAGGCGGTTTATTTGGTGATATTGGTAAGTTTTTTGCCAGCATTGACCCCAGCACTGCCATCAGCCGTGAGCTAACAAATCTTTATCAACCTGTAGAAAAAGCAATCACTGCTGGTGTAGAAGAAGTCAGCAAAGCTCTCAGCACTGATGATGCTAAGAAAGCTATGGCAATCGCTGCGGCATATTACTTACCTGGTGTTGGTGTTGAGCTTGGCTCAATATTGAAAGCGCAAGGTCTTATTACTGGTGCTGCCATTCCTTATGCAACCGCTATTGGCACTGCACTTGCCAGCACAGGAGCTAGTGTTGCGCAAGGTGTTCCTTTTGATACTGCATTGACAAACGCAACTGTGAATGCAGTAACAAGCACTGGTTCACAAAGTGTTGCCGGATACATAAGTAAGTTGGGTGCATCACCAGAAGTGGCAAACGCAGTTACTTCTGTGGGCGCATCAGGATTAGCGACTGCTGCAAAAGGTGGAAGCGCAGCAGATATAGAAAGAAACATGACTGGCGCACTTGCCGGGTCAACTATCACAAGCATGACTGGTGACAAGATTACTGGCGCTGCTGTTGGTGGACAAATAACTGGTGGTACAACAGGCGCTCTTTTAGGTGCTGCTGGTGCTGCTGGTGCAAGAGATGCAAAAGAAGGTGCTACTACTACAACCGCACCAACTACACAGGCCACTCTCACCCAAGACCTTACTGACGCACAAGTTAGCCAGATACAGAATGCACTTGGCATATCTGTAAGTGATGCAACCAACAATGATGTAAAGCTGGCACTAGGCCCATTGCTTGCCCCGCTGGGTGCGGGTGCTGCAATTGTTTCTGACTCCGTTATTCCTTTGATTGGTATCTTTGGAGCAAAAGCGGTATCTGACACCATTGATTATTTCAAAGCGCAAAACGACTCATCTGGTTTTTATAGGTGGGTAAACGAAAATATGCAAGCGGCAGATGACCGTGTGCAAAACAAACTATCGCTTAACCCCGCTGGTGCAGGTAGAGGTTTTGTTAATCCTCCTGTAGCCACACCCATCACACCTTCACAGGCGGCTGTTTCTGGCTCTTATAACGCTGGATTTTCTGGCGCAGGTGGTGGCGCAGGTGCTGGTGTAACTGCTGGAGAAGCAACTGCTGGAGAAGCGGAAGCCAGAGATTTCTTGGTGGCACAAAAAGTTACCAATCCAGAAATTGATTTTGAAACATTGGCAAGAGAGCCAGCGTTAAACGAGCCGCCCACCGACCAAAAAATTATTGATTTGATTCAGCCTGGTGTTGCGTCCACACCTGCAACTACTCCTCCTGGTACAACACCTACTGACAGAGACATCCTTAATTTTTCAGGCATAACTCAGCCGGGAACATCAACGGTAACGCCATCAACTGCGGTAACTCAACCAACAACTGTTACTCCGCAAACCGCAACTCCAGTAACATTTACACCCGCAATTGCAAAAATTGCTACACCCGCAATACCGCAAATTTTTACACCTGCAATACCGCAAATTTTTACTCCAACAGTAGAAACTGATGCCGAAAGAACTGCCAGAAGGAATGAGTATATAGAACGAACAATTGCAGGGGAGCAGTATTACTACAAAAAGTTAAATGAGGGTAGAGGCCTTGGCAATGTTGTCGTTGGCCCAGCACCAGTTGCTACACCTGCCGACCAAGCAGTTATTGATTTAACACAAACAAGAAATGGAAATGTGGTTATTGGCCCTGGGCCAGGACCAGGCCCAGGAGGCCCGCCGCTCGGCAACGCCACTGGAAATGTTGTTATCGCTGATAGTGGTGACAACGCAGCAGGGAATGTGGTTGTTGGGCCTGGTCCCGGACCAGGAAATGTTGGCAATGTAACTATCATTACTGGCGGTGAAAGCAACAATGCATCCTCTAACGTGTCTGGAAATGTGGTTGTAGATGAGCCACCTGTTGATGAAGACGAACCACCACCTCCTCCACCTCCTCCACCTCCTCCACCTGAAGAAGAGAAGCCACCAGATGAGCCTGAATACAAGCCGGAGATATTTATCTATGGTGGGAAAGAGCCTCCTAGAAGACCTCGTCCAGAGTTGAGGACTACACTACAGGGGCCGTTTGCCCCGTCAACCACTCTGGGACAGGCATTGACAGGATACCGTGGAGCGGGTGAAATTGAGGGTAAGAAAACTGGTAAGCCTCGCAAGAATGTGTGGAACGAGGAATCACTGCGTCTTAAAGATGCGTTAGGACTGTAAATGGCTTCAGCACTTAGAAAAATGACCAGCGTTGGCGCAGATGTGCGCCAGATTGCCGCACTGTTGCAAGCAAAAGCTCCGCAAGGGCACATGCTGGCCTACATTACCCCCCAGGAAGCAGCCCTGTTAAAAGCACAAGGCGGCTCTGGGGAGCCTGATATGGAGACTGGAATCCCGTCTTTTCAAGAATATGCTCCAGGTGACTTTGATTCTGGCCCTGAAATACCCTACACGCCAGAGCAAGTTGAGGATTTATACCCTGCTGGGTCAGACCCTAACACTTATACAGCTGATTTCGCTCCCCCGCCCCCAGAAATTTCAGGTTTCCAACCTTACACACCTTTGACTGTTGGCGGTAGAGATTTGCAGCCATCAGAGTTTGCTGGTGCGGCAGACAGAATAACTGCTGGGCCTAGCCCACAGGCTACCAACATTGGCCCTAGCGGGGTTACTCCATCTGCCATAAAACCTAAAGATGAGGCAGCAGCACCTAGAGCTGCAAGAGACTCAAACGAGATGTTGGCAAGGCTTGGTCTTGCTGGTGCGTTAGGTCTTATTGGTGCTGGAACATCAAGAAGAGCTGCTGAAGAAGGACAGGCTGGTAGGCGTGAGATACAAGCTCTTGCCTCACCTTATCAAGCTCAAGGCCAACAGTTGCAAGCGGCTGCACAGCGGGGTGAACTCACTCCCACAGGCCAGCAAGCTATTGCTGCAGCACGGGCACAGGCGGCACAGGGCGCAGAGCGCAGAGGTGGTGTGGGCGCACAGCAGACAGAAGCGCAGGTACAGGCTTTGCGTCAGCAGTTGTTGTCACAACAGTTTGACTACGGATTGAAGTTGGCAAACATTGGTGACCAGATGGCTATGGGCGCTATCAGAACTGGTTTGCAAGCTGACCAGTACGTCAACCAGTTGAATCAATCCTTCTTTACCAACATGGCATATATTGCTGCTGGTTCAGTACCGTTTAGGAGTCAGTGATGGCTTTAGATTCAATCACGCAAATGCCCAATTTGCCTATTACATCGGCATTCAAGGCATCTCTACCTGCCGCTCCCAACGGACGTATAGGCCCAAAAGAAATTGCACCTGCGGCAGAAGAGCTTAGTTCTGCTATTTCCACTGCTTCACAAAAGGTTGGAGAAGCAGATGTAAACATAGAAAAAGCTAAGAGAGAAGAACAAGCTATTGGGTTTGAAAAAAGAGCAGAAGGCAAGCGAAAGTTTGTTGAAGACATTAAGATAATGCCAGAAAGACAAGCGTACAAAGAAGTTGTGAAACAAGAAAGGGGAATGGAGTTTGTTCCTACTAGAGACACAGTGCAAGACATTGCTGGCTTGTTTGGATTGCTTGGTGTTGTTGGTATGGTCATTGGAAAAGGCAATGCCATGCAAGCTATGGGCGCTATGAATGGCATGATGGAAGGCCATCGCAAAGGCCGTCAAGATTTGTATAAACAAGAGCTGCAACAGTTTGAAAAGAACTTCAAGGCTATGCAAGCAAAGGTGTCTGCTGCTTTGGCTGATTTACAAGAGGCATTGAAAGTCAAACAATATGACAATGAAGCGGGAGACCTTGAAATACAAGCTGTTCTTGCTAGGTCAGAATCACCTTTTTTAAAAGCTGTAAAAGACAAGCAGGGCGATGCCGCTGTTTTAGAACGACTGAAAGAAGTCAACAAGTCAGTGACCGTTGACATGCCTAGAACAATTAACGATTTGCAAGAAAAAGCAGATGCAAAAGTCATTGCTGAACGCCGTTTCCGTGAAACTATGGAACAGCGTGACCGTATAGCAAGGGAACAAGCGGTTTTGCGTGAAAAATTGGCAACGATTGCCGCGAGTGGAAAAGGTCAAGGCACTCTTAAGCCTGGAGCAAAAGTAACAGAGGGTTACATTGCTGACAACATTTTAAAGACGGATGTTGAAGGTTTAATTAAAGATTTGAGCAATCCCGCATTGCAACAACAAATTAAAGCCAATCGTATTGAAGCGTTTTTGACTGAGGAAAGCAAGGTTCTCAATCAAGTATTAGCCAAAGAGATTCCTCCAGAACTTCAACAGTTTCTCACTAAAGTCAGAGATATTCGTAACAACTACTACTTGAACATATCAGGTAAGGCGGTTACGGGTGGTGAGGCTTTGCGTAACTACGGCACTGTTCCACAGCCCGGTGACGATGCTTCTGTCATGGTAAACAAATTGAATGGTATGTCAGGCCGTATATCTGATTCCATATTACTCAAGCAACAATTGTTTGGGTTGCCAAACTTAACTTTGCGCCCTGGAACAAAACCCAATTTAAAACCTGGAGAAGACTATGCTGTAGGTAGTCAACCCGGCGCATATGAGCTAAACCAAGTTATAACGCTAGGTCGCAAGAAATACAAAGTCATAGGATTGGATGACCCTAGTGACCCTGACCTGGAAGAAATAAGATGAAACTTTCAGAAGTATCCACTGCTGAACCTAAAAAACTAAAGCTCTCTGACATTCAGTCAGAAGCTCCGGCATCTGACAAAGCTGCTTTTGGCGTTTTCCCCAAGCCGGGAATGGAGCCGGAAACAGACCCGAACAAAAAAACCTTTTTAAGTGAAGCGGGTGATGTTGTAAAAGCCGGAGGCTATGGTGCGCTTGCTGGCTATTTCACTCCAGAATTAATGACGGCTGGAGGTGCGCTTGCCGCAACTAATCCCGTAACTCTCCCAGCAGCCCCATATTTGTTTGCTGGTGGTCAATTAGCCCGTGGAGCAAGACTTGCAGGTGCTGTGGGTGGAGGACTAGCTGGCGCTACTGGCAAGACTCTTGGGAAGGTTGTGCCTGACCCAGAAAAGGTTGAGGTTGACATTCCAGGAATACGGCTTACACGAAAGCAACTCGCTGAGACTGCTGGTGAATTTGCTGGCCCAGGTGCGCTTAAAGGATTTGAACTTGCGGCTCGTGGCTCTCCCATAGTTGGTAGTGCCATACGTTCACTAGAGCGGTTTGGAAGTATGGGAAGAGCAGAGTATGCAGATGCTGCCGCCCGTGAACTTGCTTTGATTGCAAAGCCTGGGTTGCGTGAGCGGTTTGCCGGGTCTGCTGTCCCGGTAACTGAAATCAAAGCCTACCGTGACATTTACGATTCTCTTGCCGGGTTAGATTCTGCAAAGCGCAGAGAAGGTGAGATGGCGCTGGAAGGCGCAAAGACCAAAGCACAGAAAGTCATCTCTTACTACAGTGAGCAAGCTAGGCGTGTGCAGCAGTTTGATGTTGCAGAAGCCCAGCGGTTGCGTGAGAAAGGCAACACTGATGCCCAGCAAGTTATTGATGACGCAATCAGTCAGGTAGAGCAGAGGTTTGGCATTGTTCGCAAAGCAGAAGCGGCTGGCAAGAAAGCTGTTGCAAGCGGTCAAGAAGCTCTTGCATCTGTTGGCAATGCACAACGCTCTCGCTTTGACATTGGCACTGCTTTGCAAAACAAAGTTAAAGCCACTGATGATGTTCAAGTCAAAGCATTAAAAGATGCGTTTGACGCTGACCAAGCAGCTAGAAATAAAATTGTTGCAGAGAGAGAAGCTGCCGGGATATTTCCAGAAAATACAGAAGCCTATAAAAACACATTGGCATTTTTGAACGACAAGCTGGTTAAAGGTAGACAGCCAGCAGAGCGTGTCAAGATTGATGTGACTGAGCAAGGCGTGAAGAATGCTTACGAGCGTGTGCGTGAAGCCATGCTCAACAAGCGTGTGATGATGGAAGGCACAGAGGCTGAAGTAGCGCAGCAGGTTGCAGCCATACAACAAGCTGGTGGCAAAGTGCAAAGAGGCACAAACCCGGCTACTGGTGAGCCAGCCGTATACCGTGTATACAAAACATCGTTTGAGGCACTAGACCCTGTTCGCAGAAAGCTGGGTGAGGCGTTTGATGGCAAGCCTGTGGAAGGCTTTGAAGGTTTGCTCAAAGACCAGGCTAAAGACTTGTACGGGCGCATTCGTGCTATCCAAGTTGAGTACGCTGGTGGCAAAGATGGCCCACAAGACATGCTGCTCAGAAATTACTCTGAAGGCAAAGACATTCTCAATGCCCTGCGTATTCCCGCTGGGCGCAAGGTAATAGGCGCAGACAAGCTAAATCCCGAGTATCTGACACAAGACCCGTCAGAGATTCCAGCAGCATTTTTCCGCACCAAGAAGGGTGTGCAAGACCTGTTGCAGATTACCAAAGACCCAGCCCTAGTAGAGGGTGCGGCATCTGATTACCTTGCCCGTAAGTTGTCTGGCAAGAACACAAAAGAAATCACAGACTTTTTGAAAGACAACAAAGAGTGGATTGACTTGTTTCCAGGTTTGTCTGGGCGTGTCAAGAGTGCCGTGTCTGCATTGGAACGTGGGGAAAGCATTGGCCCCAAGACAGGCAAGCTGGCAGAATCATTGCGTACAGAGATTAAAAACTTGCCTATTGCAGCACAGCAGCAAGCGGGTAAGGTGCGTACTGAAGCAGAAAAAGAAGCGGCAGCACGGGCACAAGCTGGCTTCAAACGTGCGGCAGACATACGTGAAACAGGCAAGAAGATGGCTGCAACTGCAACGCCAGAGCAAGTAAAGATTGAGAGCATTCTTGGCAAGGGTGACCCCACTGTTGAGATTGAGAAACTCATTTCTAGTGGTGAGACAGTCAAGCTCAGAGATGCCGCCCCCTTCATCAAGGGTAACCCTCAGTTGATGGATTCCTTCAACCGGGCGCTGGACATTACCTTGTCCCGCATGAACCCCAAGAATGTTGCGGATGACTTTGAGCGGATTATCAAACCTGCCCTGCTCAACACCGGGTTGATTTCAACAAAGAAAGCCGCTGAGTTGAGTCAGCGCATTCGCACTGTACAGATGACCCTGGAGCCAAGTGCAGCCGCACAGACGGTTCGTTGGATAATCAAAACAGGTATAGCTGGTGAAGCTGGAACACGATTAACTAAGGAGTAAATCATGGAAGACAGAAAAGACAAAATGGGTAAAGCAATAACAAAAAGTGAAATTGACCGCATGGCTCGCCAAGGTGGTGAGAATGAGGTTCGAGCATCTGAGGACTACAACCGTCAGATGGCAAACAACTATGGTAAATCCATAACTAAAAACGAAATGAAACGCTCTGCTCCCCGCAAGAACAAGCGATGAGCAAGAAGGCCAAGGGCATCAATCCAGAGTTGGAGAAGGCCTTAAACGAGCTTCTGAAGCAGGTCATGGCTGACCCTACAGCCACCATCACCGACAAGATGCGGGTGGCTGACCGTGCCCTGAAGCTGGAGGCCTTGAAGCTCAAAGACTCTGATGCCGAGTGGGGCGCAGGGTTTATGGATGTAGATGATGATGAGGATAAGTGATAATATGATTATCCCGACATTAAGGAGTAATCATGGACGGAATCAAAATCATCAAAGTTGCACTTGCAATCATCACAGACAGGCTTATAAGCATCTTGGCTTTGCTGACCTCATTTGCCCTGGGGTGTTGGACAATGAGCGAGCCGGAGTGGACAAGAGTTGCAACACTGGGTATATTTGTAGTATTCAGTTTCCTATTGGTAAACATCAAGGAGAGAAGTAATGGACATGATTCCCAAGGTTAAATCTGTAAGCAAGATGGCGCACGTTGGCACTGGCATCATTCAAAACAAGCTGTGTGTTCCTGGTGAGTTCACCCCTGGCAAGCTCCCCGCTGGTGGCTTCCAAGCCGTGTGGAACTTCAAGAACAACCAGCCCAATGACTACTTCACTCGCAAAGAGTCTCCCACTTCTGGCGGTGGCAAGAAGGTGTACTGATGGCTAATAACATTGCCTTTCAGGTGCAGGGAAAGACAACTCGCATCAACGTCACCACTGCGGCTAACACGGTTGCAATCCTGTCAGACAGCCCTGCCAACCAGTTGCGTATCCACAACGGAACTGCTGGTGAGGTGTTTATTAGGATAGGCACAGGAAGCACAGATGATGCAGTCATTCCTGTTGCGGGTACACCTGCGTATGGAACCGTGTTGCACAACAATCAAACTCTGACGGTTACTTCTCCTAAACAAGCAACCAACAGTGCGTCTACTACCGTGTTTGTATCTGCAATTGTTGCAACTGGAACCGCAATTGTGTACGTGACTCCTGGCGAGGGTTTGCAATAAGGGGTTGCTATGACTGAAAAGTTAGAAGCAAAATCAGCGTTAATTGAAAAGGTGGCATTTGCTTTACTGCCCATCTTGTTCACCTGCGTGGTTTACCTGATGAATTCCCTTTCAACCCTGTCGCATGAGGTAACCATCCTCAACAACAAAATCAGTCTGGTGGTGACCAGCGACAACCGACAAGCAGTAAATTCAGGCGCAGAGCTTGCCCGTGAAAAGTTGCGGCAAGACTTGGAAAAAGAAATCCAAAAGAACCGGGATGACATTCAGGTCAACAGAATGCACATTGCCATTCTTGAAGACAAACTTAGTGTTGCCCACCGCATAAAAGAAAAGTGATGGAAACCTTACTCAACCTCCTTAAAAACGCAGCGCCAGGACTGGCAACCATTGTTGCTGGCCCCCTGGGTGGTGCAGCCGTGTCTGCCATCGCAAGCAAGTTGGGTGTGTCTGATACTGTTGCCGCCGTGACACAAGCCCTGCAAGCTGACCCAGAAGCCGCACAGAAGCTGGCAGAGATAGACCTCAAGCAATTCCAGCTAGAGAATGAAGACCGTGCCAGTGCCCGTCACATGCAAGAAGTGGCCCTGCAACAAGATAGCTGGTTTGCCAAAAACTTCTTGTACATGTTTACTTCTGTGTGGTCAGTGTTTGCCATGACGTTCTTTGCAATGGCATCGTTCTTCACTATCCCAGAAGCTAATACCCGCATTGTGGACACCATCATTGGTGTGCTTATCGGCACGGTGTTGACCGGGTTCTTCAACTTCTTCTTTGGGTCATCCAAGGGTAGCAAGGATAAGACTGACGCACTGGTGAAAGGTGTGAAATGAACCTGACCCCACACTTCACCCTGGAAGAGCTGACGCACACAGACCACCGCACCCTGGATAATATTCCCAATGAAGCTGAACTTGCAAACCTTAAAAGACTGGCTGAATTCCTTGAAGCAGTCAAAACCGTACTTGGCGGTAAGCCAATCATTGTCAACAGTGCTTTCCGCTCTAAAGCGGTTAACGATGCGGTAGGAAGTAAAGACACAAGCCAGCACCGCACGGGTTGTGCTGCCGACATACGTGTACCCGGCATGACCCCAGATGAAGTGGTGAAGGCCATCGTTGCAGCCAACTTAGGCCATGACCAAGTGATACGTGAGTTTGACAGGTGGACGCATGTGAGCATCCCTAACAACACTGCTGACAAACCCAGACTGCAAGCTCTCATCATTGACAAGCAAGGGACACGGTTCTATGCCTAAAAAGAAGTTTCCCAATTTAAGTGTTGGCAGAGGCGAGAAGCTGTCTGTCAAAAAGGGTGGCGGTCTGACTGCTAAAGGCAGAGCCAAGGCCAACAGAGCTACGGGTAGCAACCTGAAGGCTCCCACCAAATCAGGCCCACGCCAAAAGTCCTTCTGCGCTAGAAGCAAGAGCTGGACTGGAGAACGTGGTAAAGCTGCTCGTAAACGCTGGGGATGCAGATAATGGCATACACACCTAAAGCCCAACGTGGCTTGTACTTCAACATCAACCAACGGCGCAAAGCAGGGCTGCCTCCTAAACGCAAAGACCAAGCTGGTTACCCTACAAAAGAGGCGTTCATCAAGTCGGCACGGACTGCTAAACGCTGACCTTCCGCATTTCGCATTGCAGGTGTGGGCCGTGATAGCCTATGCTCTCAATCTGAAATGCACCCACAAACCCGTACACGCTGGCCCACCGCTTCTTGTCATCAAAGTATTCACCCCAGGTATCTGGCGTGATGATGTTGACATGAGTTGGGTCTTGGAAAGCGGCCGCATGTGGGAATGCAGGGGTGGATGAGTAGAACAAACCACCCGGCACAAGCACTCTCCATATCTCGTTCATCAGGTCTATGAACGGGTACTTGGCTTGTTTGTCCACATAGACAACCCGTGGGATATGCTCTATGAAGTCAAAGGCAGTGATGTAGTCGTATGAGTTGTCCAGGCAGGGAATAGGCTCCCACACCAAGTCAGCTTGCAAGTCAGCGACAGGGAACTGGTCTAGACCCATAAGCGTATCAGCG